AAAGGTCCAGTTGAAATAGAAGAAGCAGAAGACGGATCAGTAACAGTTGACTTTGATCCAAACGCAGCATCACCAGAAGGTGGTGATGAACATTACGCAAATTTAGCAGAATTTTTAACAGATGAAATTTTAGGAGAGTTAGGTTCTACCTTGACACAGAACTATAACGACTATAATGCTTCTAGAAAAGATTGGGAACAATCTTACGCAAAAGGTTTAGACCTGTTAGGATTTAAATATGACATGCGAACGGAACCATTTCAAGGTGCCTCGGGGGCGACTCATCCGGTTTTGGCTGAAGCTGTTACACAGTTTCAGGCTCTCGCTTATAAAGAGCTACTCCCGGCTAATGGACCAGTCAGAACGCAAGTAGTTGGTGCGCCTTCTCCAGAAAAAGCGCAACAAGCAGAGCGTGTTAAAAATTACATGAATTACGAGCTCATGGAAAAAATGAAAGACTATGAGCCCGACTTTGATCAAATGCTTTTCTACCTTCCTCTGGCAGGTTCAGCGTTTAAAAAAGTTTATTACGATGAACTTGAAGGAAGAGCTGTATCAAAGTTTGTTCCGGCAGATGATTTGATTGTCCCTTATTCGGCTACCTCATTAGACGATGCGGAGGCAGTCATTCACCGGATTAAAGTTTCTAAAAACGATTTACGAAAACAACAAGTTGCAGGTTTTTATTTAGATGTAGAATTAGGCACGCCTGGTTATCAAGAAAATGATTTGGAAAAAAAAGAAAGAGAATTAGAAGGCACTAAAAAAACTAACGATGAAGATATTTATACTTTGTTAGAATGTCATGTTAATTTAGATTTAGAGGGTTTTGAACATACTGATGATCAAGGTCAACCATCAGGAATAAAAATTCCATACATAGTAACTGTAGAACTAGCTACAAGACAAGTTTTAGCTATCAGAAGAAATTACGAAATTGGAGATCCGAAGAAAACAAAGATCCCTTATTTTACCCACTTTAAATTTTTACCTGGGTTAGGTTTCTATGGCTTCGGTCTCATCCATATGATTGGTGGTCTGTCTAGAACTGCAACTGCAGCTCTTCGTCAATTATTGGATGCGGGTACGCTCTCCAACCTACCCGCAGGATTTAAAATGCGTGGCATTAGAATTAGAGATGACGCGCAGTCTATACAACCTGGTGAGTTTAGAGATGTAGATGCACCGGGTGGTAATTTAAAAGATTCATTTATGATGTTGCCATTTAAAGAACCATCAGCAACATTATTAAATTTAATGGGTATCGTTGTACAAGCAGGTCAAAGATTTGCATCGATTGCTGATTTACAAGTAGGTGATGGTAATCAAGGTGCAGCTGTTGGAACAACTGTTGCTCTTCTTGAAAGAGGAAGCCGAACTATGTCAGCTATACATAAAAGAATTTACTCTGCTCTTAAACAAGAATTCAAATTATTAGCAAGAGTATTCAAGTTATATCTACCACCAGAATATCCATATGACGTAGTTGGGGGTCAAAGATTAATCAAGCAACAAGACTTTGATGATCGGGTAGATATTGTGCCAGTTGCTGATCCCAACATTTTCTCACAAACACAGCGTATCTCTCTCGCGCAAACAGAGTTGCAACTGGCAACCTCTAATCCACAGATACACAATCTGTATCAAGCGTATAGAAATATGTACGAAGCTTTAGGTGTAAAAGATATTGATCAATTATTATTAAAACCAGAGCAACCACAACCTATGGATCCTGCGTTAGAAAATATTATGGCTTTAGCAGGTAAACCTTTTCAAGCTTTTCCTGGTCAAGACCACAGAGCACACATTACATCTCATTTAAATTTTATGGCAACCAACATCGCTAAAAATAATCCGATGGTAACAGCTGCTATGGAAAAAAATATTATGGAGCACATAAGTTTGATGGCACAAGAACAAATTGAATTAGAATTTGCACAAGAGATTCCACAACTAGCACAGCTACAACAGATGGCAGCACAGAATCCACAAGCTGCACAACAGCTAAAAGCTGCAACTCAAAAATTAGAAGCAAGAAAAGCTGTACTAATTGCTGAAATGATGGAAGAATTTTTAAAAGAAGAAAGAGAAGTTACTTCAGGTTTTGGAAATGATCCAATCGCGAAGTTAAGAGCAAGAGAATTAGACTTAAGAGCTATGGACAACGAACGAAAAAGAGTTGAAGGTGAAGAAAAAATCAATCTTGATCGTATGAAAGCCATGATGAACCAACAAGACAAACAAGATAAGTTGGAACAGAATGAAAAATTAGCTAAATTAAGATCTAATACATCAATCGAAAAAACAATTTTGAGTAAATCTATCCCAAATGTGGATAAAATGATGCCAAATATTGAAATTGAAAAATATGAAGGAGAAAATCGATGAAGAAAATGAAGATGAAGATGAAAAAAAAGAAAAAATCTTTCCCTGATGTGTCTGGTGATGGTAAAATTACTAAAAAAGACATTTTAATGGCTAGAGGAGTGATACCTAAACCTAAAAACGGAATGAAGAAGAAAAGAAAATGACAAAAGGTCAAAAAAAGGTTAAAAAGGTTATGCGAGAGTTTAAAAAAGGAACTCTCAAAATTGGTGGCTCTGATAAAAAAGTAAAAAGTCGTAAACAAGCGATTGCAATAGCTTTAAACAGAGCTGGTATAAGTAAAAATAGGAGGACAAATGGCAAAAAAAGACGATAAGTTTTTTACAGAGTCAGTCGATATAAGCATTCCATCTCAAAACATTGAGTTGGACCCTAGATCTGTAACAACTGCAAATGGTATGCCAAGAAATTACATACCAACTGGAGATGAAACAGAAGTAAGAGGCACAAGAAGAATGCTTAAGGACAAAAAGAAAACAGCTAAGTGGTACTAAGATGTGGTTTCAGGCAATTAAGTTAGCCGTTTCTGCTGGTAGTAAAATTTATGCTAATAAGCAAAAGGCAAAAATGGCTATGTCAGATGCACAGCTATTGCATGCTGAAAGACAAGCTCGAGGTGAGGAAGCTTACCAGGGTAAGTTGTTAGAAGCTCGTCAATCAGACTGGAAAGACGAAGCCGTCCTTATAATTTTAAGTATGCCCGTGTTGGTGTTGGCTTGGGCAGTCGTCTCGGACGATCCATCTGCGATGGACAAAGTAAAATTGTTCTTCGAGATGTTCTCACAGCTCCCGTCATGGTTCACCAATTTGTGGATCCTTGTCGTGGCGTCAATATATGGTATAAAGGGTACACAAATTTTTAGGAACGGAGGAAAAAAATAATGCCTAATAAACGATTCAATAAACAGGTCCCTGGTTTTGGTTTCAAGATGGGTGGACGTGCAAAAATGATGGGTGGCGGAAGAGGAATGATTTCTGGCACTCGAAGAAAAGACGAAGCATCTGGTTTTTATTCACCTGACATGGGAATGAAAGGCGGAAAAATGATGAAAAAAGGAGGAAGCGTGAAAAAAGTTGGTAAGAAAAAACAAGGATTCAAAGCTAGAAAAGATGAGTCTATTGCTATGAGAATTAAAAAGAAAAGAACACCTGCACAGTTAAAAGCTAGCAGAGATGAGTCTTACGGAAGATTCGGAAGCAAGATGAAGAAAAAAGGCAAAATCAATAGATAATGTCTAGCAAAAAAAATTTGCAAAAATTATTAAAAAGTTTGCAAGGTAAGAAAAAAAAGAAACCTACAAAGCCTTCTGCACGTTTGGAGGCTTTGCGAGGAAAAAAATTTTTTAGACGTGGAGGTAGAACATAATGGCTGGTAAAGGTTTATATGCAAACATTCACGCTAAAAGAAAACGTGGAGGTAAGATGCGAAAGAAAGGTGCAAAGGGTGCACCAAAAGCATCTGACTTTGCAAGAGCAAAACAAACAGTGAGGAAAAAATAATGACAAAGTTATGTCCTAGGGGTAAAGCCGCAGCGAAGCGAAAATTTAAAGTGTACCCGTCAGCATATGCTAATGCCTACGCTAGCAAAATTTGTGCAGGTAAGATCAAAGATCCTTCTGGAGTAAAAAGAAAAGATTTTAAAGGTCGTAAACCAGCACGTGATGGTGGATTGATGGTTGATGAAGACATGACTATCATGATGGAAGTGTAATGGCAAAAAACGGTTTAGATAAATGGTTCAAACAAAAATGGGTAGATATTGGGAGCAAACGAAAAGATGGTTCGTTCGCACCTTGTGGTCGTTCAAAACAAAAGAAAGATGCAAAGAGGAAGTATCCAAAATGCGTCCCACTTGCAAAAGCCACACGGATGACAAAAGGCGAAAGGGCGAGTGCTGTCAAACGAAAACGAGCAGTAGCCCAAGGAGTGGGTGGGAAACCTACTAACGTTAAAACTTTTACAAGAAAGAAAAGAGCATCAGGAACTCCAGCTAGTGGAGAAAATTCTATGGTAAGGCAAGCACAAAGAAATTACATCGGTAGTTATGTGTCTGGAGATTTAGGTGGAGTAGAAGTTGGAAATAAATCTTCACAAAAATATTATTCTAATCCTGGTTTTAGAATGCCAAAAATATCATGATTGCAAGAACTCAAATGCCAAGAGAATTATATAATAAAGGCACGATGCCTAAAAGAAATAAAAAGAACTTCAGGCCTACTAAGGCTGGAGCAGGTATGACACGAGCCGGTGTCAAAGCATACCGAAGATTAAATCCCGGTTCTAAATTAAAAACAGCCGTGACTGGTAAAGTGAAGCCAGGATCAAAAGCTGCTAAACGTAGAAAATCATTCTGCGCAAGATCACTAGGACAAATGAAAAAATTTCCTAAAGCTGCTAAAGATCCTAATTCTAGACTACGTCAGGCTAGAAGAAGGTGGAAATGTTAAAAGATATAATAATACAAGCGCTCACAGATAAATACAAAGCTCAGATATCAGAAGCTGAAGTGACTTTAAAAATATATTTTACAAACTCTGTTGGTATTGGTGAGCACCCACAACATATAGAAGAGTGTGATAAATTAATAGCTAAAATTGCAGAAGCTGAAGATAAATTACAAACATTAAAATATTTAAAAGATGTAAAATATTAATTGGAGGGAAAAATATGGTAAAAAAACTAAATAAAGTAGCTAAAGCATTAAGCAAAGCCTCTAAGTTACATAAAAAACAATCTAATGTTATCAAAAAACATATTAAGGAGATAAAACGTGGCGGATCCAAAAGTCGGAACAGGTAAAAAACCAAAAGGCTCTGGTAGAAGATTATATACTGATGAAAACCCGAGAGATACAGTCAGGATTAAAT